AACGCGCGTAGGCATGGTGTTGCTACTACGTTGACCTAATAATCCTGCCTCCAAGCCAATGGAGGTATAGCCCTGCTCATAGGGAAAGGAAGAATTTAAAATGGCTGTTAATTTTAGGGCGCATAATTTCGGCAATAATCGTGTAGGTGGCGAAGGCATTGGAAGCAATGCAGGCCAAGGGATTTACGAAGAGTCTTCGACTGCTAGATATCCTATTGGCGAAAAACTGGAACTCGCGGATGGCCGCGTGTTTCGGTACGGTTATACTGCCGGAGCGATAAATCGCGGTTTGTTGGTTTCTCAGGATGTTTCTGCTACAAGTGTAGTCGAGACCGATGGAGGTGTTGTAGCTGCTTCAGGTGATTATTCGCCAGCTGCGGGATCGTCTATGGTTGAGATTACGTTAAGCGCAGGCACTGAAAATCAGTATGCTGGCGGTTATCTTCAGATTACTGATGACAATGGCGAAGGTCATCAGTATAGAATTAAAAGTAACACTGCTCGTGGCACTACGTCCAGTGGTAATATAGGACTTACTTTGTATGATCCTATTGAGGTAGCCTTGGACGCTACTGCTACGGATTTCGCTATCGTAGGTAATCCCTGGTATAATGTTGTAGGTGCGACTGCCGGTACTGATTATATCATTGCTGGCGTTACTCCTATTTCGTTTACCGCGAATTATTACGGTTGGTTTCAAACTGCTGGTATCGCTACAATCCTTTCTAACGGAGCCGTTGCCATTGCCGCTAACCTAACTTTGAGTGATGACGTAACTGGAGCAGTGCAACTTAAAGATGCTGAAACTGAGCCTCTTGTTGGATTTGCTTGTTATGCGTCTGATGACACAGGTCATGTGGGTGTTGTCTTGCAAGGGTTGATTGCGTAGTATTTCTGAGTGAGGGCATCGAGGCGGTGTCCTCACCTATTTTTAAGGAGTTTACAAATGCCAAAAGTAGGTGGTAAGCGTTTCTCATATTCAGCGGCAGGTAAGAAGGCTGCCAAGGCATACGCGAAGAAATCAGGGAAAACTGTTACTAAGCGTAAGCCTAAAGCTAAAGCAAAATGAATAAGGTTCCCGAAGTTAAAAAGTCTGCTACCGATGCGGATGTTCCAAAGGATGGATTGACTGCTGATGCGTTGGTACGATTAATTCAGGGGTCGTCTGAAGAAACTAAGAGTCTTATGGCTAAAGCTCTTGGAGTGTCTACGGCTGTTAAGCAGAAACGGCGTAAAGGTAACATAGACGCATTACAAAACATGCGTACGTTTGGTGAGGCATATCACGGAGAAGACTTTGTACCCGTGGCTCCGGAAGCCGTGACTATGAAAGGTCCGCGAGCAGTTGAGTTGTGGCAGCAAAAGTGGAAAGAGGGTAATCAGGTAAGTAGTGGTGGACTAGACTACGATGAAGATTTCGAGGCATTGGCACTAACCGCTGAGGAATAACATGACTCCACAAGCTATATTAGATATAGCTCTAAGGCGTGCAGGATTGTCGTATAGTAATTCTACGTATAGAGAAAACGCGATAGAGTATGCGAATATTACTATGTCGGAAATCCTAGCACATCCTTGGACATTCAGAAATAAACAAGGTACGTTTAATACTACAAGTGGTACGGCAGAGTATAATTTAGCTACTGATGTGGCACACGTAAGGCATTTTAAAGATACAACTAATGATAATCCTATTAAGATTGTAACTGAGAGTTATATAGATGAGTTAGATATAGACAGATCTGAAACTGGTGATCCTAGGTTTGTGTTTTTTAGTGGCTTAGATGAATCTTCAGCAGGAGAGACTCAGGTTACATTCTATCCTAAGCCTGATTCTACTGCTACGGTTACGTATGAGTATGTGGCTGAGGTGCCGAATTTTGCAGAAAGCAATTTAACCACTAACTATGATATCTACACTCCTATATGGTTTCAAGCTGCTGTAATGTATGGCATATCAGCATTGTACCATTCGGAAAAAGGAGATCCACAAGGAGCCTCTGTAGAAAACGACTACAAAAACAACTCAGTACAAACAGGTTTAATGTACAATAGAACTATATCTTCAGATCGTAAATTTAGGCTTGGACGTAGAGATTCCCGAGCTGGACAATTTAGTTTTGTCGTTCAAGAAGGATCATTACAGGTAGCTTCATAATGGCTATACAAGCTGATGGCATACAGTATGGTCCCTGGCAGACTGTTAATTATTCTGTACCTGCTATAGACTTAGCCCCGAATGTGTTGTCTAGGATTGAGAATATGTACCTAGACAATGCAGGGTCGTTGAACACTCGTCCAGGGATGGCTAAGTATATATCAGGAGCTTTATCAGGTACTCCGTCTGTGGTTGCTGTAGGAAAGCAACGATTTAGTGCGTCTTCGAGCGCGGTGTTTATCATCGCAGGAGATAAGTTTTTCGAGGATGTTAGTGGTACATGGACAGATCGTACAGCTTCCATTAGTATTACAGACCATGTAGATAAATACTGGATGACCACTAATGCAGGAGGTACGTTAATAGGTACTAATGGTATAGGAAACAACGCTCCTATTAAATGGGCTGCTGCAGCTGGTAATATTGCCGCGGCAGGCATGGGATCATCTGGAGTTACTTCAGCTGATATGCCTATGTTTTGGGATAATCGGTTGTGGTATGTAAGCACAAATCAAGGTGAACGTCTTGCTCATTATTCATCAACTACTAATATCGAATCCTTTGGTGCCAACGATTATTATATTACAGACGAAAAAATTACTGGCGCTGCTCCAGTAAAGAGTTTCTTGGGACTGCATAATGAGAACGGGATATATGGTTTGTTCCCTACTGGCAATGCTGATATACCTTATAGTATGCAGCGAAGGGCTGACAGAGGGACTATAGCAAGACGTACACTGGTTACTGATGAATTTGGAAATCAGTTGTTTTTGAGGCGTGATGGGATATATGAATGGGGAGGTTCTGAGCCTCCACAGAAGATTTCAGGCAATTTTGACGGCTCTGAGTTTTGGGATAATATTAATAAAGACCGTTTAATCTATAGCTTCGCGCATTTGGTTACATCTGCGGATCAGATTTGGTTCTGGCTGCCGTATGGCGTAAATCAAAATTACATGAATTATGCTATAGTATGGAATTATAAACTACGTCAGTGGGTAGGGGTATACACAGGAAATACTCGTATAAGTGCAGCATATTTTGATGATTTGCCCCATTTAGGCGGGCATGACGATGGGTTGATGTATAAGCATAACACTGGAACTAGTGATAACTCATCAGCATTTACATCAAAAGCTACTACAGCAGCTACTCCACCTGTGAATATAGCTACACGTGTGCGATGGTTATATGCTAGGCATGAGTTCAATGCTGCTGATGTAGCATATGATACGTCAGTTTATCAAACCGGTCCTGGAATTATAACAAAAGTAGATAGATTTAATGTTGGTGATCCTACACATGCGTTAGAATCAGAGTTTACTATAGGAGTATCTACTATTAGGTCTTCTACTACGGCTTTTGTCAATGATACTGATTTGCATGGCTATAGTCCTGTGAGTCAAATTAGATATGAGAATAGTAATCTAGATCAGCCCATTACGGTTAGGCGTTCTATGTTAATGTATAAGCCTATTGGAAACGAGACTGTCAGAAAATTAGGAGTACACTAATGGCTATTGGAAGTTTCAGAGGACAGTTAGAAAGTACTATTTCTAGACGTATGGGAGCAACTGATGATGACCCATACAAAGCTAGACGTGAATCTGCTCAAGCAGACTACCAAGCTCAAGCTGCGAAAGCTCGTAAGGATTTATCAGAACGCCTGAACAGGCTTGGAGTATTGAGAGGTTCTGGAGCTACAGCTACCCAGTTTGGAGAGTTTGAGTCTGGAGTACTTCGTGGGCAGCAGGCTATAGGAGCGCAGTTTGAAGCTCAGCGTGAAGCTGGCATAAATCAAGCTCTACAACAGGGTCTTGGGTTGTACGGTACGCAGTCTCAGTTTGACTTAGCTGGTAGGCAACAGTCTGAGGTTGAACGTATGGGGCTGACCCAACGTGACATTATGGGTCGGGGACAAACTGAAGCTGAACGTATGGGCTTATTTCAGCGTGGAATAGGCACTCGTCAACAAGATGTGGCTGAAAGTAATTTGGGATTTCAACGTGAGCAGGGGCGAGCAGCTACTGCGCTAGCGCGTAGACAGCAAGATGAATTTGAACGTGCAGCTCGAGAGCAAGAACGCTTCCAAGCTGGAGCTTTAACAGGTACATATTCACATCCTGATATTTACCATGACCAAAAGACTATGGACTTTAGACGGTTCCAGCTACAGGAACGTCTAGGTCTTGGAGAATTAACTGGAACTGATCCTGTCGGAGGAGCGCAAACTGAAGCAGCTAGAGCACAGAGAGAGCAAGAAGCTTTAGCCCAAGCTGAACTTACGGGTATGTATGGTAAGCGTGCTACTCTAGGCCGTCAGGAATTGTTAGGGCAGATTGGGGGATCAGACACCCTAGCAGCTCAAGAGCTAGCTTTACGTAGAGGCCAAGCTATAGGTGAAGTAGATGGTGAAACTACGTTAGCTGCGGAGTTAGGCCGTGGAGGTTTAGAAGAACAAGAAGCTGCTAGATTGCAAGCAGGTACGCAAGCTGATGCAGATAGAGAGTTACGCGCTATACAAGCACAGCAGCAGTATAATATAGCAACTCAAGATCGTGCGTCTAGAGAGCGTATGCAACGGTCCCAACTTGCAGCTACTTCGGCAGAGGCGTTAGCTGATCGTGATTTACGCGCGATTATAGCTCAGCAGCAGTATGATCTAGGAGGACGTGAGATAGATCAGCGCACTGCTATGCAACAAGCTCAGTTTGAGCAACAATCTGCAGAAGCAGCTTTAGACAGAACGGCACAGACTAACTTAGCAGTTGGAGATCGTACATTTCAAATGCAGTTACGGGCTGCAGAGTTGGAAGCTCAAGGTGCTGAAGCAGCAGCAGCTCGACAATTAGCGCGTGAAGAGATGTATGGCCAAGATGTAAGTGGTTTAAGTCCTATGCAAATACGAGCTTTAGGAGGAACTTTAGCTTCCAGAGCTCAAACTTCTGCGATATCAGCAGAAGAGCGTAGACTAGCTGAAATGGAAGCTGCTGGAGTTTCTCAGCGAGGTTTAGCAGAGCGTGAATTAACACAACGGTCTGCATTGGCAGCACAGCAACGAGAACTAGAACGTGAACGGTTGTATGGGCGTGCTATGACTCGTGAAGAACAGATGGCAGGAGGTTATACTGGAGGTACCTTAGCATCTAGAGAACTTACTCAAGCTGCTGAACAAGCTGATTTACAGAGAGCTTTGGCGCGTGAGGAGATGTATGGGTATAGGGAAACGGCAGGAGGACGTGAGCAGACTTTAGGAGCCTTAGAAGCTGCTAGAAATCGTGGCCTACGCCAGCAAGAAATTACTCAACGTGAAACTATGCAGCGAGCAGGTTTCGAGGAAGCTGGA